ATCAATGCGACTTGGACGCCAATTGAAACCTACTATCATTGCGAAAGTAGAGGAGAAATTGAGAAATGAGAATCGAGAGTTTATTACATGGAAAGAAGACATTGAGGTGATCCAAGAGATACATTCGAATGAAGGACAGAAATTGTTGAAGGCTCACAAAAAGGAATCGAAGGAAAGGAATCTAGACTTAGAAGATAAACGAAGATATATGAAATTTGACATTATTTTATCTGAACTTGAAAGTCTTGGTATTACTGATACTCAACTCCTACATAAGATAATAACATAATTACATAACATTACATAATATATAACATTACATATATTTATTTAACGGACTGGAAATTTAATATATAATACAAGTTGATATAAAAATAACAAATTATATTATTTTATTATAAAATATGACAGATCAAAATTTAAATAAATTATGCCAAAATCAATTAGAACTTGCTGGAAAGTTAGGAAATATTGATAAAACATTCCTTACCTTTTTATCAGAACCTAAAAATGAAATTATTGTTAACTTTCCAGTTGTACTTGACGATGGAAAACTACATATGTTTAAAGGTTATAGAATACAACATAATAATCTTGCTGGTCCATATAAAGGTGGTCTTCGTTTTGATGAAATATGTCATTTAGATGAATGTAAAGCATTAGCTTTTTGGATGACAATTAAATGTAGCTTACAGAAATTACCTCTTGGTGGTGCTAAAGGTGGTATTAAATTTAATCCAAGAAAATTTTCTAAAAATGAGTTAAAAAAAATATCAAAAGAATATTCAAGAGCATTATTTAGATTTATTGGAAGTGATATTGATATACCTGCTCCAGATGTAGGAAGCAATTCTCAAATCATGGATTGGATGACAGCAGCATATCAATCAGTTAGAAAAACACATAATAATGATATGTATACTGGGAAATCAGTTGGTTATGGTGGCTCACAAGGAAGAGGAGAAGCTACTGGTAGAGGTATGATGATATGTGCAAGAGAATGGTTCAAAAATAAAGGTATTGAATGTAAAGGGAAAAAATTTGTAATTCAAGGATTTGGAAAAGTTGGTTCTCATGCGGCTAACTTTTTATGTAAACTTGGAATGATTTGTGTTGGTATTGGTGACCATACTGGATATTTGTATAATGAAAAAGGATTTGATATTAATATAGTAATTAATTATGTAAAAGAAACTGGAGATATAAATGGATTTGCTGATGGTATTAAACTTACAAAGGAAAAGTTTTTTTCTTTGGATGTTTATACAATAATATTAGCCGCTTTAGAATTACAAATTTGTGGTGATTTTGCAAAAAATTTAAAATGTAAATTAATAATTGAAGGAGCAAATGGTCCAATTGATATGGAAGCTGATGAAATACTATCTGAAAAAAATATTGCAGTTATACCAGATGTTTTAGCAAATAGTGGTGGTGTAATTGTTAGTTATTACGAATGGCTTCAAAATAGAAGACAAGAATATTGGGATTTATATGAAGTACGAAGCAAATTAGATAAACATATGACCAAAACATTTAAAAAAGTTTTTAAATTAAATCAAAGCAACGAAGAACTTAATCTAAGAATATCTTCTTACATTATTTCTTTAGAAAATTTATATAATTCTTATCAAGTTAGAAAAAGTTGTATTTAATTTTTTGTATTTTTGATTGCTTCATCTAATAATGGTATTAATTTATCAACCATACTTTTAGTACTGTTCATACCCATTAAACCAATTCTCCAAACTTTACCACTTAATTCACCTAATCCACCAGCAATTTCTACATTATGATTTTTCATTAAATATTTACAGACTTTTACTCCATCAACATTTAATGGAATTTTTACTGTAGTTAATGACGGCAATCTATACTCTTTATCTACTAAACATTCTAAACCAATTTCATTTAATTTTGTCCAAAAATATTCAGCAGTTTCTCTATGTCGTTTCCATCTAGCCTCTAAAGTTTCTTCCGCAATAATTTTTAATGCTTCATGGCAAGCATATATCATTGAAATTGGTGCTGTATGATGATACGATCTTTTAGCATTTTCACACGGAACAAGATATTTTTCAATTAATCTTAAATCCAAATACCAATTTTGAATTTTATCTCTCTTGTTCATTTTATCTCTTGCTTTCTGTGAAAATGAAATAGGTGCTAATCCCGGTGGAGCATTCAAACACTTTTGAGTTCCTGCATAACAGGCATCAATATTCCATTTATCTAAAAACAATTCTACTCCACCAATTGATGTAACTGTATCAACACAAAAAAGAATATCATTTTCTTTACACATTTGTCCAATATTTTCAATCGGTTGTAATACACCTGTTGATGTTTCCGCATGTACTATGAATAATAAATCAGGTGAATGTTCATCTATCGCATTCTTAATTTGCTCATCTGTAAAAATTTTACCCCACGTTTGTTCGAGAGTAATCACATTTCCGTTATTTCTTTCACACATTTCTTTAAATCTTAAACCAAAATATCCATTAATACAAACTAAAATTTTATCACCCTCTTCTACCAAATTTGCTGCACAAGCTTCCATTGCTGCACTTCCTGTTCCTGAAATCGGAAGAGTAAATTCATTATTTGTTTGCCAGGTATATTGTAAATATTTTTTTACTTGTTCCATCATGTTCAAAAAATCGGAATCCATATGACCAAGTAATGTATTTCCCATTACCGATCTAACTCTTTCATGAACATTACAAGGACCAGGTCCTAATAAAGTTTTTTGTTTTATTTCAATTGTTGGTAAATTTGGTGGCGAAATCATATTATGTTTATAATAATTATATGTAAAGATTTTGTTATATTAAAATAGAAATGAAATGATTGATAATAGACACAAATGCAAACATTGTTTAAAATTTATAAATGAAAAAGTATTTTTAGATAAAAATGGATTATGTTTTAAATGTTTTTATGAAAATAACTCTGACAAAAATTTAAGAAAAAAAATAGATAAAAAAAAAACAAAAAATAAAAAAAAACAAAGAGATTATAAGCAATCAAATTTACTAATTGAGTGATATCTATTTTTTTATTCCTGTTTCACGTTCCGATTCTAATAAAGTAATTATATCATTTAATTGAACCGGACCTTTAATATTTCTTACTAATGTTCTTTTTGATTCATCTATTAATCTGACCAAAACTTGAGTTACTCCACCTAGTCCAGTTCTACCATAAATTTTTATCACTTTAGCATATTTAATTTTTTCAGTATTCATATTTAATATATAAATTAATTAAGTTAATATTATTTATATATTAAAATATCGATAATGAATAGAATTTTGTTTATAAATGATTCCGATTTTTGTTTTTTTCAATATTCAAGTCATACATACAAACAAAACTATGAATACATATTTCTAAGAAATAAATAACCAAAAATCCTCCAGCTAATTTCATATAAGGATGTTTACCAAATTGAGAAAGTACATTTCCCATATACAAATTTGGAATGACAAAGGCAAAAATTAAATACATCAAACCTTTAAATAAACCACTCATATAACTTTTAGTTCTTTCTGTTTTTACTGCTACATTTAAACAAATTCCTGTTAGAGAAATTATATCAAAAAATAATTTTAATTTTGTATCGCAATGTGGATACAAATCAAATTTCAAAACTGGTAAGAAAAAAACTATATTAAATAAATTAGCAAATTCATTAAAAAATGGTAAAATTACTTCCAAAATACCTATTAAATAGCTTTTCGGATGATTATCCATATTTGCTAAATTTAAAGTAAGAATATTAGCAATACTACAATGTGTTTTCATTTAATATAATATATATATATATATTTTAATGATTTAATATTAATTTAATTAATTCATTCTTCCGTTTTCTACTGTAACATTTAATTTTTTTGCTTTTACATATTTTCTTTAGTTCCGGACATTTCTTTTTCTTTAATAATTCTTCTGTATATTCTTCTTCTTCTTGTTCTTCTACTACATTTTGGATAATTTCTTGAATCACCTCTTCAATTACTTCTGGAACTTTTTCAATTATTTTCAATTCAATCGTCGGTATATATTTCTTTAATCTTGGTAAAGCAATTTCTTTATTATAATCACCATTTCGTTCAATACCCACAAACTTCCTTTTTAATGAATCTGATACTTTAAGTGTTGTTCCACTACCAGCAAATGGATCTAAAACTAAATCTCCTTCTTTTGTCCAGCTTAAAATATGATCTTTTACTAATTTTTCAGGAAATATTGCAGGATGTTTATGTGCTTCTTTATCATTTGTATTAAACTTGTTATTAACTTGATATGTCCAAATATTATTTCTTGGTGAAAAATCTGGAACTGGTTTTATATCTTTTGTTTCTATTAAATCACCTGCCTTATTACGATGAGTATTTTTCCCCCAATTCGTATGACCAGCCCATTTATTTGCTTTATCACATATTAATGTTGCTGTATTTGGTTTTGTATCTTTAGAAAAAACAAACATATACTCAAATATTTGAGTATATCTATTTCCTTTACGGCTTGCTGGAAAAGATGAAGTATTTTTTTCAAAAATCATTGTATCATGTAATCTAAAACCTAATTCGATAAAATATAATGCTTGTTTAAATGATGAACCACTTTCACTACCTTTAATAACAGCATCGCCAACAACCCATACAACTACTCCTCCTTTTTTTGTTACTCTGTATAATTCATCGGCAATTTCTTTAAATTTTTCAAAATTCCATTCACAATCCTTATAATTTCTTAAATTATCATAGGGTGGTGAAGTGATTGTACAATCTATGATATTTTCTGGAAATTGCTTTAAAACATCTGCTGATTCACCTTGTAATAATGAGTTTTCAATATTAGTAATATCCATATTAATACTATTTACTTTATTTTAATAAATTCAATTTTAACTAACTATTTTTATTTAAAATTGATTTTTATAAACCTTATTGTTAAAACATATTATTTTATTTATACACAACTTGAAACACTTGAAATAACTCAAAGTGCTCTTAAGAGAACTCTCATTATAATCATGAACAAAGAAGAAGAGAAATTATGTTCAGTATGTCAAGAACAACCTACAGATAAAATCAAACTTATTGATTGTACTCACGAATTTTGTGATAAATGTATTAAACAATGGCTTCAAATTAAACAAAATTGTCCAAATTGTAGAAACAATATCACAGAACAACATGAAATTGAATTATTTGGACAAAAAATTTCACCAGAACCAGAATTTGAAGAATTTGAAGAATTTGTTGGAAGAGTAATTCCTATGATTGAAAGAATTGATAATCGTCCTGAATTTATGGAACCAATTTTTTGGGTAGCACCTCGTCATCGTCAAAGACGTAATGCTCGCCAATGGCGTGCCGCAATCATCATTATGGAACCAACTAATACACCAGTTCAATCAAGACCATCAACCGCATAATTTTTTTATTTTACTTACTTTAATATATAAATTTATAATCGGGACTGATTTTCGTATTCTTATTCAACTTTACGTATCAATAAAAATGAAAGAAAACGAAAGTAAATCAAAAAAAACAATTTTAATTTCTTTTTTATAACCAGTCCATAATTTATGTTCCAACATTATAAAACGAAAACTAAAATTGAAGTAACTATAATTTAGTTGTATAAAGTTGAACTTATAATATCTCTGATAAGCATTAATGGTACTTTATTAATAATTAATATTAATTATTGATAAATATCAATATGTAGAGTTATTATAGATTCTCTCCATTATACTTAAGTATAATGAAAACATGTTAATATTATAATAAGAGTATTAAACACTTTGATGATATTTCTTTTTTTAATGTTTCTGTTTTTTAATTTAAGTTTATAAATTAAAAATAAAGATGATAGAAAGATTAAAAATATTAAACCAGTCCATAATTTATTTTATGTGGGTTTTTAATTTTTCTATCATTTTTATTTTAAAATGAATCATAAAAAAATTAAAAGAGAGAAAGTAGAGGTTTAGAACATATCTTTCAACTTTTTTTATATATTATGCTCTAATAAAATTAGAGAAAAGTAGAAATAATTTCTACAACTTTAGTAGCATTAGTTAAATATTCTAAAAATCAATTTTAATTTTCATTATTATATAAGTAATTAGGACTGAAAGTTTGAAAATAAATAAAATAAATTTAAATAGTATTCAATTTTTTCAATGTTTTTCCGACTCTTTCTTTTTCAACATCCATATATATTTCTATCATTAGAATCGCAACTTCTTTTTCTGTTGGTTCATGTGCCAAAGTTTCCTGTGGGATAATAACGGGTTGTTTTGTAATACAAGAACCCATTATAAATGTTTTGAAAGTTATTTGTTGATATTGTTTCGATATTGTTTGATAATCTTACATAAATATCTAAAAAATCAATTTTATTATTAAAAATGATTTTTAATATTATAATTTAATAATGCCACATTTTTTTAGAAAACCAAAGTATCGACGAAGAAGAATTTATAATAGACATAATAGATTACCAATTAAAAAAAATTTTTTCAATATATTTAAGTCCGGAACTATTATCTATCCATTAAATTCTAATATTCAATAATTTTCCGATAAATATTTTTTTTATTAAAATTTCTTTTCAAATTTTTTAGAATGTGTTTGACACAATATTCGTCAACTGTTATTGGATTATGGTATTCTGATAAATAATTCTTAGTATATCTCTGACAATGATCACATAAAGAAATTTTTGTATTTTTATATTGACATTCGTGGCTTGTAATGGCACAGCATTTGATACAAGGGAAATTCCAACCCTCAGCAGGACAATTTCCTCCAAATTCAACATATTTTTCAACTGGTGTTTTTGGTTTTTGAATATATTTTGTATTAAGATTCATTTTTTCGAATAAAGAACTAGAATATTCAATTTCTTCCGAAGATGATTTATTTGCATCCATTATAGTGTATTTATATTTAATTTAATCAATATATTATAAATTTATTAATTATCGTTAAAATCAATTTTAATTAAAACATTTATTTTTATAAAAAATAAAGAATAAAAATATTTATAAATTATATACACAATGCCGCGTAAACATCAAGGAATTAATCAAACAACTGGAAAATTAAACAAAGGATATAAATATGGTAAAAAATTAAAATCTGGTTTAAGACAAGTCGTTAAAGTTTCTAAAAAAACAAAATCAAAACCAGCACGACGAAGACAAATAGGTGGAATACCACCTACCGCAGATCAATTACAATTTATTAGAGTCCGTAAGGCTAAGTTGTATGATGATTTTAACAATACTAAAGACAAAATTAAAAAATCACAAGAAAATTTAAAAAAACTTATTAAAAATGGAAAAAATGCTGATTTTAATGTTTTTTTAAAAAAATTTAAACCAGATAATGAAGAGGGTAGAAAAAAAATTGTTGAAATTGTCGATGAAAATGATAAAAAGGGATTTGGAGCACCAACAAATTATGGAAAAATACGACCAGAAATTATTAAACTTTTAAAATACAGTATTAATAAATTATCAATTGAATTTGAAATGTTTCAATTTTTATCACAAGAAAATGTACTGTATGAAGACTTTATGCAATTATCAGAATTGAGGGTAAAACAACTAGAAAATTTAAAGAAAATTCAACCTAATAAGCAGAAGTAACTTTAAAATAACCTGAAGAAGAAGAACCAATCTCAAAAGTACCAATTTTCATTATATATTTTTATTATTAGGCGTTGGGCGGATTGGTGTAATAAGAATATAATACATAAATAATTTATAAAATGAAAGAATTAATTTCTATATCACCAATTGATGGAAGATATTACTCAAAAGTAAAAAATTTAAGTAATTATTTTTCAGAATATGCTTATTTTAAATACAGATTACATATTGAAGTTTCTTATTTTTTAAAATTAATGAAAACTTTAAAACTTTCAAATTTTGAAAAAATTTTTGATGTAGAAGATAAATTTACAAATTTAGTAAAAAACTTTTCTATTGAAGATGCTCAAAAAATAAAAGATATTGAAAAAATTACTAATCATGATGTTAAAGCAGTTGAATATTTTTTTAAAGACAAAATGAAAGAATGGGATTTAACGGAATTTTCGGAATTCGTTCATTTTGCTCTAACTTCGCAAGACATTAATACCAGTGCTATTATGCTTCCAATTCAAGAATGTTTCAAGGAAGAAATATGTCCTTTATTAAGGGAATTAAATCAACTCTTGAATAAAAGAATTGAAGAATGGTATAATATTCCAATTCTTTGCCGAACTCACGGACAACCAGCTGTTCCATCGACTATGGGGAAAGAATACAAAGTCTTTTTGTATCGTTTAGAACAACAAACAAAAGAAAAAATTAAATTATTCACTAAATTTGGAGGGGCTGTCGGTAATTTTAACGCTCACCATTATGCTTACCCGAATATAGATTGGATTAAATTTGCTGATGAATATATAGAAGAATTAGGGTTAGTAAGAAGTAAATATACAACTCAAATAGAAAATTACGATAGTTTATCAAAAGTTTTAGACAATTTGAAACGAGTTAATACTATTTTGCTTGACATGTGTCAAGATACGTGGTTATATATTTCATTTGATTACTTTAAATTAAAAATTAATAAAAATGAGACAGGTTCATCGACTATGCCACATAAGGTAAACCCCATTGATTTTGAAAATGCAGAAGGGAATTTACAGATTGCAAATACATTGATAGAATTTTTTTCTCGGAAATTACCTATTTCAAGACTACAACGTGATTTAACAGATTCGACAATTACTAGAAATTTAGGTACTTGTATTGCTCATTCGTTAATTGCTTATAAATCAATATTAAAAGGAATGGGAAAATTAGAAATTAATAAGACAAAAATTAATGAAGATTTAGAAAATAATTGGATTGTAATAACAGAAGGTATTCAATCAGTTTTAAGAACAAAAGGAATAAATGGCTACGAGATGATGAAAAAAATATCAAGAGTTTCGGGAAAAGTTACAAAAAATGATTTAAAAATTGCGTTAGGTAAAGTATTACCATCCGATGAAGTAGATGAATTAATGAAATTAACTCCTTTTAATTACATTGGATATTCTAACAAAATTATTTAAAGAAACGTCTTTAAAATTGATAGTGTGTGATGCGGACAAGATACTTCGAAACCTCTAATTGATTTATTAATAAATAAACAATGGTCATTTCCATCTCTTCCACATCTATCACCAAAGAAATACGTATTTTCATATTCATTTAAATTTAAATGTTCGAGAGCCAAACTCTTGCCCCATCCTCGTGGATTAAGTGCCAAACCTATCTGTCCTCCTAGTTTAATATCTAAATCATATTTACTAGCAAAACTAGTTTCTAAATATTCTATCATTTTTTTTCTAACATTATGTTCTTCATCATATTTCGCAAATTCAACTCTTTCTTCTTGAGTTATATCAGATCCAGTAGGACTAATATAAAGCATCGCAGTTCGAAAATCAATAAATTTCCCTCGTTTATAAGGAATTTTTACTTTAATAATGTAATAAAGAATTGTATGAATAATATCTTGTATCTCATATTCTTCTAATTCATCTTTAATATTTTTAATAGAAAGTAATTGACCATTTTCATAAACAATACAACCATTTTCGGCAAAAATATATTTAAATAAACTTTCATTTTCTTTTCCAATTTGTGTAATTAATTTTTCGTATATTCCACCACTAACTAAACATAATGTATGTTTTGCTGATAATTTTTTCAACATATCAATCATAGATTTAGTTAATGGTTGAGATGACTCAGCCAGAGTTCCATCAACATCAAAAAGAAATAAATTTTTCATATACTATGTTAAAATAAAAAAAATTGATTTTATTAATATCTATCAATAAATTAAATTTTTTTTACTTGTTACCGTATTTAACAAGATAAGATGAATTCTCGCAAACAATTCGGAATAGATATTATTAATGATTGTTTGCTTGATGATTGTTATTTGACTCAAAAATGCATTGATTGTTGTAACAAGGAAGGTCGGAAATATATAGCAAAATATACACCTTCGGTCGAAATTTTGCTTCAGGTGATTGAACAATCGAGTGAAAAAGGGTTAATCAAACCAAATAATATTGTAACTAGTAGTGGTTCTGTCTTGGTAATGATTTTTGACGATTTTGTTCTTAAATTATACCAAAGCAGTTCAACTTGGAATAAAGTAGTTGATATTTTAGAACGTACATATGAATGTCCATATGTTATTAATATGAGAAACTTTGTTTCGATTGAAAATGGCAATAAGGATTCTTGTTATCTTGAATTTAATTTGGCTTCTTATTTTAGAAATCAAGTTAAAATTCATGCGATTGTTACTGATAAATTAAATCCAATTGTTACTTACTCTCCTTCTGATATCCGAACTTTGAAACTTGAATATACTGAAGTCTTCAAGTTATTTCAAGAAATTGGAATTGCTTTAGATTGTATTAAAGAATCTGGTTTTTCTCAGGGTGATTGTACGTTTGATAACATTGGACGAATTGGTGACAAATTTGTACTTTTTGATTTCAACTGTGTTCGTTCAAATTTACGCATAGATGATGATATTGCTTTTTTAATTAAATCTGCTAGATTTAATTTGAAGAAGGAAGGTAAAAAGATTACTGATTTTTTGAATTACGTTAGTAGTTCTAAATATCCAAAGTTTTTTTTATCAAAAATTTCAGAATATTGCGAAGAATATGATATTAAAATTTAAATAAAATAAAAATTTTTAAAATGATTTTTAATACGGACTTGTTATTAAATAACAAGTCCTTCAATTTGGACAATTTTGTTTAATTTGAAGCCATTGTTTAATACATTGCTCACAAAATTCATGAGTACAATCAATAAGACTGTTATTAAATATATATCGTTTCGATTGTTTCGTAAGGAAAAGATGTATCTTTTAGTTTCCAATCAATATATGCAATATCCATTTCATTACCCAATATTTTACATAATTTTTGAGAATATTCTTTATCATTTAAAAAATCATTAGCAAATTCTTCTAAAATTTTAGAAATTGTATCTACTTTAATATCATATCGAAAAGATATATTTGAATAATTACATAATTGTGATGCAGAAGATTGTCTTAAAAAAATATTTTTAATACTAATCTCAAATATATCTTGACTTATTTTAGAAATTTTAATTTTTGGAATTTTAAAAGCAATTAAAATTTCTTTATTTTTATATATTGTTCTATTTTCATAAAGAAAATATTCTAAAAATTTTATGTCTTCATCATCTAATTCTATATATTTAATATAGACTGTAAAACGTAAATAAGATTTATTTTTTAATGAATACGTCCTTATCCAACCCGCTTTTAGTTTTATATCCCAATCAATTAATGCACCTATAGTATTATGTTTTTTCCATTTTCGTAGAAAAGTATATCTTAATTCTGGTGAATACATCTTGCTATTATATTAAAATAATATTTAATTCTTAAAATAACAATTTTAAATTACTTTATTTTCAATTATATATTTTTTACATAATTCATATACCATAAATGTAATACCAGATTGAGGAGTTACTTTTGCAATACCAGTAAAATATCCACTATAAAAACCTCTAATACCATTTATTTTATAAATATTTTTAACAGTCTTAAAAATTCCTATATTATGTTCTTTATTAACTTGAAGTTTTCGTCTTATTAAATCTGATGGATACATTATTGAAATTGCAGCTGTTCCCGCAGCAGAACCATTTACTAAATTTATTAATGTATTTCCAGTTGGATTTGTATAATCTTTTAAATAATTAAATGTATAAAAATTTATAGTCAAATATGGAATAAATCCCATACAACTCATTGTATATCCTTTGAATAAACCTTTAATTCCCTCCGTTTTAACAATTTTGGTACAAGCATTTGTTATACCTGTATATTCAGGATTTAGTCTTGATTGAATTGTCAATCGTGTTCGAATAACTTCCAGTGGATATGTAAATGTTAAAGATGTAAATCCAGCAGAAGCACCAGATAACAAATATCTAGCATTTTTATTAAAATAATTATTATTTGTCAAATAATTATTAGTCTGCTCAAATGTTAGAAATTGAATAGCAGAATAGGGCAATGTTCTTATTAAATAGGTTCCATTTCCTCTAAAATATCCTCTAATACCTTCAGTTTGATAAATATTTCTAAAACATTGTGAAAAACTTTTACTTGAACTATCTGTAGTTTGTTTAAGAGTTTTTATAACTTCTAATGGACTTGTACATGTCCTTGCAATACATCCAGCAATACCTCCACTTATTAAAGATCCTGTTTTACTAATTTGAGATGTTTTATCCATTTTATACTTATAATGATGTATCTTTATTAATTAGATTAGTATTCTTTTATTCAATTTTATTTATTATAAAGAATAATATTTACTCTTTTTTACCACCAAAATATGGCTTGCCGAAATTATTATCAACCATCCATTCATTCACATTTTCATTCTTTGAAAAACAACCACCATTTATATAAATTGTACCAAGCAATCTTCCATATTTATCCCATTTACCACAACGAAGGATTACGATTTTATTTAAAATCTTTTCTTCTAATAATTTCTTTGCATATTTTGCTTTTTTTTTGATTTCATCTCTATTAGGATCTGAACGCGAAGGCTTCATTTCTGGCGAATCATATCCATACATTCTGACTTTATGTTTTTCGTATCTTTTATTTAATTTGAATATAACTGTACACGTGTCACCATCATAAACATCAACTACCTTTGCTCGTAAAACTAATCCTTCGAGTGTATATAAATCAGTATTAGTATTATTTTTTTTATTTAAATAATAATCACTTAGACACCAGCAATTCCAGCCCATATTAATTAATTAATATTAATTAATATGTTCAAAATCTTATTTTATATTAAGTAAAATATTCTCAAAAACTCATTACAATTTTGTGTCGTTTTTGTTCCGGCAAACATCTTTTTATTTTAGATTTTAATTTATTACATAAATCCCTTAATTCTCTATTTACCAAATTTTTTTCACTTAATTTCTTTATATCAGTTAAACGCAACCATTTGATTGCCGCTATTTCACGTGTGTCAATTGGACCTCTTTCTATTTTCCTATCATCTTTATTTATGACAAAATAATATGTACTGTGAATTTTTATCCTTTCTTTAAAATCGCACAAACTATATGTTAATCCTGTTTCTTCTTTTATTTCACGAAGAGCACATTCTTCATAGGTTTCTTCCTCTTCTAAGCCACCTTTTGGTAGTCCCCATTTTTTACTCATTCTACCGAGGACTACTAAAACATAAATTGTGCCTTTAATATCATCGATGTTTAAAATAATTCCCCCACAACATTTTCTTCTTTTTTTTTTTAATATAGTGTTAACTATGTTCTTTGCTTCATTGTCAATTAAATTACGATTAGACGGAGAATTTAAAATTTCATCTATAATTAATCTACTTTTATCTATAAATTTGTTACTATATTCGCGTTTCTCGCCTAAATGCATTTTAGAAACAATATCATTACATAAATTATTTATTCGTTTTTGTGGAGGTATATATTTATTAGATACGTTCTCTCTCTCAACTCGTTTTACTTTTGTTGTATATCCCATCATTAGTATAGTATAAATGTATACTCTAGTAACTACTAAACAAAATAAAATTGTTATTTATAATTATTAAAAAAAATTCTATTTTATTTTTGTATAGGTATAATATAAGTGTTAATTAATAATATGTCAAATATTAAAATTAAATTACATAAATTAGAAACCAATTTTATTCAATTTTCGATATCAAATATTCATATTGGATTAGCAAATGGAATTAGAAGAATTTTAATTTCAGATATACCAACTATGGCTATAGATTTTGCAACAATTATTTCCAACACTAGTTGTCTTCACGATAATATGATAGCACAAAGAATCGGTTTAATACCATTTGTTAGCAAAAATGCTGGAAAATTTAATTATTATTGGGATAATCAAGACAATAAATTAGCTGAAGTTGAATATCAATTAAATGTAATTAATGAAACTGATAATATACTTGAAGTAACTTCTAACGATTTAAAAATAATTAATAATTCAAATTTGACTGGATATCAAAAAAATATATATAATTCAGTCAAACCAATTGATATGGAATATCCTATTATTATCACCAAATTAGCAAAAGGACAATCTTTACATTTTACTTGCTCTGTCAGAAAAGGAATTTCAAAAGAACATGCAAAATTTCAACCAACTTCATCTGTTGGTTACGAAATTATATCAAATGATACTTTTAAATTTACTATAGAATCTATTGGTTCATTATTACCACAATCTATTGTCGAAAAAGGACTCGACATCTTTACCGATAAATTATCAAAAATATCAGAAAATATTGTTTAATATTTAATTTATTTGCTAAACATATATAATGGATAATAAATCAAAAAAAAATAATTGTTCAAAATTCGCAATGTATAGAAAATGTGCTTTTCTTAATTTTAAGTGTAAAGATATTAATGGTTTAGAAAATGAAAATGGTTATATTAATAAATATATAAGATTCAATGTTTTTGAAGATAATAAAACAAAAATACCCAAAGGATATAAAAAAAAGACTATCTCTCCAGAAAAAATTAAAAAAAAATGGTGTGATAGTTCTAAACTACCACTCACAAAAGATAATGAACTGTATAAAAAAATAAAAAAAAAAAATATGAAAACATATTTTACACATGATAATGGAGGTCGTCCATTTTTTATTTATATTGGAAAAACTGTTGTTAATATTTATAAATTTGATTCAAATAACTTTTCTGAAGAAGCATACGAATTAAATTCAGATAAATTTAAATATGGATATACTAAACTTATAGCAAAATATAAGCCTCTCAAAATATTCATTGGGAAAAGTGAACTGATACCAATGACAAAACATAGTGGAGGATACGGAAAATATTTTGATGGAAATTCTATATTATTACAAATAAAAAAAAATAGATATGTTTATATCGGTGATACAATATATGAATTTGATACAAATGATACTATTGTTGAATATTTTTCACCAGTTGGAAACAACGATGTTCCATATCCTGTAGCATTTAGTGAAAAAAATGTATATTTTATGGGAGATAGAGAGTTTATACCGTTAGATAAATTTCCTGTTTTAACAAAAAAAGAAAGAATGGATGCATATAGCTACTACTATGGAGCAGGAAACATAAAAATAGAATATTCAAAATTTACTAAAAAAATGAAGTCAATTAAAAATATTCATAAAAGAATTTAGTAAAAATATATTCATTGTACTTTATTTCCATACATTTTTATAAAAACTATCTTATTATTTAATTCTATTTCGATTATTATTTTTAATATGTATAATGTTTTTATTTCACCATCTATTATTTGAACAATCCTTAGATTTTTAAATCCTAAAATATTTACATTATTATCTGTTATGTCAATATTTATTTGTAAATCTTTTTCATAATCTTCCATTGTTGGAATTTCACTTAAATAATAATTATTATATTGTTTTATACTTGTTTGAATCATTTGACATGGAATAGCCATAATAGACTGATTACAAAGCATTAATATATTATTAATTTTTTTGGGTGAAAATTTAGAAGATAAATAGTCTAGAACTCGTTCTATATCCTTTACTCGATTACCATTGATTGTTAATTTTAATCGTTTTATATCTTTTAATAATTGATCTAAAATAATCTCTTTTGTTTTAAAAGTTTCCCTCATATCAGACATATATTGAAAATAATTCAATGGAATTATTCTCACTATATTTTTATTGTTATCATTATAGGTTAATAAATTTGTTAAATTATCATTAATACTACTAATTTTATCCAAAATTATAAAATTTTTTCCTATATATTTTTCAAATAGTTGTTTCCTCACAACAATTTTTTTTTTATCATAATTTACAAAATTAATATAAACATAGTCAGTTAAAGACATCATGTTTTATACTATTATGTAATAATATCTTAAAATTGAATTTATTTAATAAATTTAAAATAAAATATTATGGCGAATTTTAATAAATTTTTTAAAACACGACAAACTGTTTTAGAAATGTTACGCGATCGTAAATACGATACTAGTAAATATTTCGATGAAAATGGCGAATATATTCAATTAAATCAGGAATTATTTAATGAAAATTTTAATATTAATAATCTTCAACTAATAGTATCAAAATTAAATAATCCCGATGACAAAATACAGGTTTTATTTCATGAGAAAAAAATCGGTATAGATATTTTAAAACTCATTATAAGTGAAATGAATGATATTAATATTACACACACATTACTAATTGTTAAACATAAAATTACATCATTTGCTAAAAAGGAAATTATTAAATTATCATCTAAATATAATTTTGAAATATTTTTAGAAAATGAAATGTTATTCAATATAACAAAGCACAGAATTGTTCCAAAACACATTTTATTAGATGATAATGAAGCAAAAGCAATAATCAATTGTTATGGTAAAAAAACATTTTATTTACCAAAAATTTTTAAGACTGATGCTATTTGTAAATATTATGACGGAAAAGTTGGTGATATTTTTAAAATTGAAAGAGAAAAAAATATTTATTATAGAGTAGTTACCAGAGATCCAAAAAAATAAAATAATTCTATAATATATAATATGCCAATAAAAATTTGTAATATCGAAAATATTTTTGGATTAAATTTTAAACACTTCAAACCAAACTGGTGGAATTCTCTCGCATTATTATTATCATTTTCAAATGAAATAGCACATCTTTTTGACAGAAATCTATTTCTACCATATTTTGGAGTTCATTCATATCCACACCATAACACCTTAGCAAAAATGTTAATTAATTGTTTAATTTTTTGGGGAATTTCTATGAATGTAGCATATAAAACAATGAATACCGATAAGTACATGGGAACTCTTACTGGAATAATATACACAATATTTGCTTTTGTCATACCTAATTTATTTTTTAATAAAATTGTTAATTATTTTAAACACCCACTTCTTAGACTATTTATTGGACTATCTCTAATTTATATACTAGAATTTTGTGCAACTGCTTCAATTTGTTTGATCCAAAATAATTTTTATAAAAAAAAAAAATTAGTTGACAGGTTGTTCTAATTTAAATTTCCAAGAGTTTAAATATAAATATAGTTATATTTATATATATATATAAATATATAAATATAACTATGCAAAATTTAACAAGACAAGAAAGAAAAGAACTCCGCAAAAAACAATTACAAGAACGACAAATACAATTAGAAGAAGAAAAATTAAAAAAACAAAATACTAATGATATTGATGTCTCTATTCCAACAAATAATATAGAAGATGAACGAGTAGCAAGAGTAGAAGCTGAACGAGTAGAAGCTGAACGAGTAGCAAGAGTAGAAGCTGAACGAGTAGCAAGAGTAGAAGCTGAACGAGTAGAAGCTGAACGAGTAGCAAGAGTAGAAGCTGAACGAGTAGAAGCCGAACGAGTAGAAGCTGAACGAGTAGCAAGAGTAGAAGCTGAACGAGTAGCAAGAG